TTGAATATCTCAGTGAACCCTGCGCCGGATGCATAGGTGTCAAACCCATTATCACAGTAAGTTCGTACAAGTTGACTCACATTAGTGATCAGAGCTTCCAACTTATCGTTATTTTGAGTAGAATTGATACCTTCCAGTATCTTATATTCATCCAATGTTATTAAATTAGCCATGTTTTACCTTAAATATGGGGGTCCTAAGACCCCCTATTCAACAACTTAGTAAGTTGAAACGATAACTTGTCCTGCAGTAGCAAACAAGCTTTGGAAACCACGACGTTGCGTAGCAACCAATACTCTGTGCTGGCCTTCAACACTGTAATCCTGTTCAACAGTCATACCACGTAGAGTAGGAACTACGAAGTTACGAGCGTTTAGGGCAACAGCGAATGCTTTACCAGAAGCCATATCAGGGAAGTCGTCAGAAACGATAATCGCTGATCCATATGCCTGGCCGATTTCACCAGTCAGTTTAGAAGCACGATCACTACCAACTAGATTAACGTCCTGGAACTCAGGATCATCTAGTAGATCGTAGTAGGCTTTTAGGGATACTATGTATACAACATCACTAGGACGCTTACCATATTTACCCATTTGCTGGCGCATGTTAAGAAGCATAGCAGTAGTAATAGTAGTAATACCTTGAGCAGGTGAACCTAGATCAAGTACGTCACTTCTATCTGTAGCTAGCTGGATTAGACCTTTGTAGCTGTTAGATACTAGAGAGTCTGCGTGTCCACCCAATAGTAGGGAGTGATCAACGCTTCGTGCGTGGGCACGTACCATAGAGTCACGAATTAGAGAAAGAATAGGCATAATCGCATCCTCTTCAACTTCGTTAGACATATATGACTTGGAAACTAGCTTGTTGGTTTGCAGGATTGTTGAACCCAGTGCAACTCCGTCGTTTGCAGTACTTCCACGAGCTTCTAAGTTACCTTTGTATAGGTTAACTGAGCCTGAGCCTGGTGTGCTACCAGCGGCTAAGAAGTCGGCGAATCCAGAATCAGGCATAGTAGGAATAACCATAGTAGCCGCATTCATTTGAATCTTACGGAACATACGGTCAAGTACTAGCTCTAGCTCAATATCACGCTCTAGAGAAGTTGAAACGATAGTTTCAAAGTTTTCTTGGGTTGAAGTAGGTACTGCAACACCACCGTCAGCGTTTACTGCTTTTTCCATCAACGCTTTACCAGCTTTAGTATTCCAGCCTTTTTGTGTAAGAATACCGATTAGGTGTGCATCGCAGATTTCCTGCTCATTAATCTCTTCGAAACTCTTAGAATTTCCGTTACGGTCAGAGAACTGACGCTTGCTGTCACGAATCTTTTGTATTTCAGCTGCTTTTTCAGTAAGATCACCAGACATTTCTGCGATAATCTTAGCGTGGTCCGCGTCTTTAGCAGCCATTTTAGCGGCTACGTCTTCCATAAGCTTTTCAGCGCCTGTCTTAACTGCAAGGTTAATTCTATCTTCTATTGCAGTCTTGTTTGTTGCTGCTTCTGCAGCAGCTTTAACGCTAGCTTCTAGAGCTACTTTCTCTAATGCTCTACGCTCATCTTCTTTCAGTGCCATAGCGGCAGCCGTCTTTTCGACAGCAGCAGCTACTAGGGCCTCAATTTGTGCTTGGTCCATTGTATTCTCCTGTTCTTTGACTAATAAGTCAGTGCGCCCGTCAGTATTAGAGTCTTTACTCGTTTCTGAGAGGCTATCGGTTTTGAAAGATTTCAAGAAATCCTTGTATTCTTTTACGGAATCAAAGGATTTTGCAATAGAGAAGAGAGCGTTTTGATTCATAGGAATCGTAACAACTGACACTTCTAATAATTCTGCTTCCTTGATTAAATATCCGTCGGATTCGCTCATATATTCAGCATCCTTGACCCGAAACCCAACGGAAAAAGCTCCAAGAACGCCCTCCTTTATCAAACCTTTTATATTTTCCTCTGCTGAGTCGGCAATTTTAGCTCGAAGTCTAAGACCTTGATCAGTTGCTTCGATTGAAGCTGCTTTCCCAATTGGTTTGTTATAATTATGGTTGAAAAGAATTACTGGATTTTTCAGGAAGTTATCTAAACCACCTGCTTTGGTCCACGCGTCTGAAGCAATTATATCTCCAATACGGTCCATAGTACTAGTACTAGCCATACCTTCAATATAAAGCTCATCGTCTTCACCTACGGACTTAGTAAATGTTGCCCCTATGTGAAAAATCTTATCCATTTAGTTTGGCCTCTTCTGCTGAAGCTCGTAATTTCTCGATAGGGCTGAGCTCCTCTGTAACTGCGGGAGGTGCTACTTTATTAGAAACAACTGCATCTTCCGAAGTAGGTGGTTCTACTGGTACAGAACCAATAGATGACCAATCTGCGGGGTAAGCTTTAGCAATCATCTTTATGATGGTGTTATAGCCTCTTCCGCGAAAATATCTGCTTAACAGTCTAGGGTGTACTGGTACATTACCTGACCTTAAGTATTCTGATCTTTTAAGTACCCTTCCTTCTTTATGAAAGTAGTCAAGTATACTCTGCATTATAACATGCTTATTCATTTGTCTTCTCCTTCTTTAGGTCGCCCACCTTCACTAGGGTTAGCTGCTGAACCTGCAATATTAGCTGGAATCCTAAGTATATCATTTTCAGGGCCTTTCATAAGTTCGAAGCCTAGTTTAATTCGTGATTCATTAGGTGTAATAATACCCGCGTTTACTAGTGAGGTATAATAGTTAGCCTGATCACTAAGTTCCGGCTGAAGTGCGGGAATATTAGTAGTATCTTCTATTATTTCATAACCAAAGTATCTTTCAAGCGCGAAGTTAATCTTACGCACGATAGGTAGTATTGTTTCTAGATAGTATAAACGATGATTAGGTCTTAGATTCGCGTTATTTCCAGAATCTAGTAGGATAGGGGGTACGCCAAGAGCGGTAAGGATTTTCTTCTCTGCCTTATCAATAGAGGATTCGAAGTCCATTTCTCGGAAACTGACATTAGTAAGGCTATCAACCTCCATGCCGCCATCAAGAATCATTGGTCGTTTTCCTCCACCGTCTGGCTTATATCGTGTGATCCAGGATTGAATCATACGAGCTTTATTTCTTTCTGACACTATATTAGGAGACTTAATTACTAGTCCGGGTACTGCCCCGTTTTCAAAGAAGTTGTCTTGGAAACGTAGCATCTTTGTTAGTTTAGACATGGTAGACCTAGCTGAGCGTAGTCTACTAGTACCCCTATATATACTATTAAAGGAGTTTTCTCTAATATGTATAATTTCTGAGGTTTTATAAGGTACTCTTCCTTGGAAGCTGTACCCTTCTATGTAAGTAGTTTTATGTGGAATTATTTCCATATGATTAGCAGGTAGGTGATACAGCGAATTACCATCATAGTATATAAAGATATTCCCATCTAAAATCATATCGATTATGAGGTTTCGCTTGAATGTGGAATTATCCTGGAATGGATTAGGCTCCTTGTTAAGAAGAAGTTCAACTCGTGACTTTCTTACTCCCTTAACTACAGGTATTAAACTTTTTATCGCATCCCCTACTCTCAACGGAATCTCCGCTGTATCATCTACTATCATATTTACTGCACGGTTTACTACTTCTATATATTCGTAATATGCAGTATAGTGGGCTTGAGGCTCTCTAGAGGAAATAGGTCCTGAACCTTCTAAGCCCTCCACTATTTCTCTTTGCGCAGGGTTCAGCTTTTCAATGACATCTAAGTCATTAGCTGATTTACCTCCAAATAAGTTCTTATTAAGAACTTCACGCCAACCCATGTTTATCCCTTTGTTTTTTTACCCAAGATACCTGCTTTTTAGCGGTAGCTAATTTCGGATTTTTTCCATAAATACTGTGTAGTCTTGTATGGTGTGACTTACACAAAGTAACTGTATCATCGTAAATTTCTTTACGGTATTCCTCAATGAAAGAACCCCTATGCTCAAGGGCTTCTTCGTCTGAGGTAATAACTAAATTCTTTTTTTGCCAAACGGCAACTAGCTCACTTAAGCTAGAATAGTGGTGAAACTCAAGAGGTTCGGTAACATCACAAATCTCGCAGTTCTCTTTCTTATCGTATGCGCTTTTACAGGCATCTCGTATCCACTTTGTAAAGTATCTGGCTAAAGCCATTATTTCTCTCACAATTTTTATAAGTATATCCCCTGCCTAGTATAAAGTCAAGAGTTATTTTTACTTAGGATTTAAAATGTTGGTGCTGACTCTTCAAAGCTATAAAGAGCATAGCGCAACGCGTCAGCCATGTGACAACTAGAGTCGTGAACCGGCTTCTCTTTTAATAGGTTTAGGTTTGGATCCCAGCGGTATTGGTCAAGTGATCGTAAGGCCTCTGTACAGCTAGTATCGACTATCAGTCTATTATTATCAACTAGCGAGGCTACATAGCCTATTCCATCTGTAATTGATTTCTTAGCATTAATAGTAGAAATATCATATTCCTGTGCTAAATCGTATCTTGTCTGTGCCGCAGCGGCATCAATAAAACAGTAGTCAGCATTAGAAGAATCAAGTATGTCTCTTAAAAAGACAGCATGTTCCCCAGTAGTTCTCTCTGCTGCGTAATACTCAGCAAATAAGTAGTATTTATACCCATCGAATCCAAGTACGCACAGGGCTGTGGGGTCTCGAAACCCTATATCTAGCCCGGCAATTATATCCATTCCGGAAAAATCCATGCCAGATAAATCAGCAGTACATTTCTCATAGTCGAAGTTCCAAATCTGGCCTTCAAAGATGTTGAAGTCAGCCTCATATTCCTGAGCAAATTCAGCTACACTCATGGACTTACGAGCCTCATCAATATCTGATATAGATGCTCTAGGGTTATCTTTCCAAGTGGCCTTTATTGAGGCCCACTCAGGGAATTCGTCGCTATAGCCCCGATTATAGAACTTAGAGAACCAGTTGTTACGGCCCCGAGGTGTTGAAATAAACAGTACCTTAGACTTGGGTTTATCTAGTGTTGGCCTAATAGCGATCTTAAAAGCCGTTTCACCATCAGCTAGCGCTGCCTCATCCCAAAGAACGAAATCATAGCTTCGTCCTACTACAGAGTCAATTTGATTTACCGAACCGAGACGAACTCTCGATCCATTCGATAGCTCTAAAACGCGATCCTTCGCATTATCCTTAACAACCTCAAGGTCGAAATGTTTAATCAAACTTCGCTGCAAATCAAAGCTAATCTGACTAAGGTTAAAGTTAGGAGAAACTATCAGTATTTCACACCCAGGAACTAAGGAGACACATTGTGCAACAATATTCCCGATGTAAGTTTTTCCTTGACGACGAGATAACGCACCCACGATAAATCGGTACTTAGGGTTGTTTAATGCATTGATAATCGCTATCTGTGAAGCTAGTGGCGTTATACCTAGCAGGTCCATATATCCTTGAATAGGGACTCTTATAAAGTCTCCATTCTCTAGTATGCGGTCGGTTATTATATCTGCTCGGCTTACTTCCATTAAAGGCTTATATCCTTAATGGAAGTTGGTCGAGTAGCTTCCATGAACAAGTTATCCGCACCAACTCGTAAATTTAGTGCTGCCTCCGCTTCAGCCTTAGTGTTATACTTAACAGCTGATTCAGAAATCTTCCATTTATTACCTTTCTTATAAACCATTTTTATCCTCCTAGAACTTGTATTAGGTAGTGGGTTAAAAATACAATAACCCCGCCGCCAGTACCAATTATAACACGCTGAAGCATCTTCTGCAAGTTAGTAATATCTTCGTGTAGTGCCTTGTTTACCTCGGCTAACCTCTTGAGGTCTTTAAATATTGTCTTCCAGCGTTCTTCACCCACGGCTTCGTGCAAGTAGAAATCTCGCGCTAGTTTATCAATCTCCGTCTGGTCCAAGTAATTTCTCCATTAACTTACCATAATTACCTTCGCCAAATGGTGAATTAATCTGCACATTCTGTTGTTTGATGTTTACCGCAGTAGTTGCCTTCCTATGGTCTTCAGACATTTTGTGTGCTAGAGCAAGTATATCGACGAGGTCTTTAGTTGAATACATCTCAGATTCCCGAGCTTCTACTAGTTTAGATGCTATAATCTCATCCATTAGTTCTGCTAGTCTAAATCTGTTTCGGTAACCTTGGTCTAGATAGACCTCATTAATATAATCTTTAACGTCTGACTTGGCTAGTATCTCATAAACTACGTCAGGAGTTACTCCCATAGCCGCAGCAGCCGTAAGCGCGCTTCCCGTAGATAGGTAGGCGTTAGCGACTTCGAGATTTTCCGGTGCGATCTTAATCAGTTCATTCATTATGCCATTATATGTCACTACTACCAAAAAGTCAAGATATATTTTTTAGCCCCATTGCATACCCATAGCTAAGGCAATTCCATCATACGTTACTGAGCGGGCTTTTCCTGACCCACCACCAGAGCGTGACTGACCGGCGTCTGATTGATTGCTCCAGCGTGGTCGTCCATCAACTATTTCCACGTAGTCGTCTCCAACTAGCAGACCTACTAGCCACAGACCAGTCTTCTTAGATGCGTCATCACCAAACTCATATGGCTTACGGATTCGGCTGCTAATACAACCCACGGGGTTTTCTAGGCAGATACGAGGGATACCACTATTAATGCTAGAGTTTTTTGAGCACGTTCTGGTTGACGCGCGTTCCAGTGAAGGCCACTAGAAGAGAGGTAAGTACAGGGGGGCATATAGTATATCTTCTACGGGGCCCTCGTAGTTGCCTGCTTGGTAAAATGTCACACGAAGTTACCTCATGCTTCTCTTATGACGCCGGAGAATTCGCATGAAAATTTTCATGAGTATACCTAACTCGAAAGTTCTCGTAGCTTTTGGGCTTCTCGTAGCTTTCTCGTAGCTTTCTCGTAGCTCTCTCAGCTCTCTCGCACCGTTAGGACTTCAAATTTAAAAAAATTTTGGCCGTGAAGTTGCGTCCCAGCGAAAAAAATCTAACTAGGTCTATGAACCGCCCCCCCTTAGCATGCTCTGCAGGCCCCTGTTTACCTGGGCTGTAGAGCATCGCATGTTGCGCCCCTTACTAACAGCAGATAATGTCGCGCACCTCTGCTGGGTCGTTGTCAATAGCTAACAGCAGATAATGTCGCGCACCTCTGCTGGGTCGTTGTCAATAGCTAACAGCGGATAATGTCGCGCTCCTTTGTTGGGTTGTTGTCAATTATTAGGTTATAAGATACTGGATTCTTATGCTAATTTGATATAACCCTTAGCTATGCAATTGGGAAAATATCTGTATAATAATGCTCAAGGGA